TAAGACGTTGATGACTGCTGCTCTATCTAAGTCCGTAGAGCACCTAGGACGCTCCCTAGTGATTGTCCCCAACAAGAGTCTTGTTACACAAACAGAAGCAGACTACATCAACTTAGGATTGGATGTCGGCGTCTACTTTGGTGACCGTAAGGATTATGGCAAGACGCATACCATTTGCACTTGGCAAAGCTTGAACAATCTATTCAAGAACACAGACAAGGGTGAAGAAACACTTGATGAATTCTTCTTTGAAGATATTGCCTGTGTCATCGTTGATGAGGTGCACATGGCTAAGGCTGATGTACTCAAGACCATGCTCACTGGAGTGTTCAGCAACATTCCTATTCGGTGGGGACTAACAGGAACCATTCCTAAAGACAAGATGGATCAAGTATCGTTGCTTGTGTCACTCGGTCCCGTCATCGGTAAGCTATCAGCAAAAGAATTACAGGACAAGGGTGTACTCGCACAGTGTCATGTTAACATCGTCCAGCTTAAAGATAAGGTTGAGTTCACTAACTACCAGTCAGAATTGAAACATCTGCTAGAAGATTCAAATCGCCTCGATACAATTGCTGCATTAATCGAAAAAGTGAATCTGACTGGGAACACTCTTGTACTCGTTGACCGTGTGAATGCAGGAAAAGAAATCGTAAGCAGATTAGGTTCCAATGCAGTCTTTGTTAATGGCGGAACCGGATTGACAGAAAGAAAGGCAGAGTATGATGAGGTTGCCACAAGCGACGATAAAATTATTGTCGCAACATACGGCGTTGCGGCTGTCGGTATTAATATTCCTCGGATCTTTAATCTGGTTCTTATCGAGCCTGGCAAGTCGTTTGTTCGAGTTATTCAGTCGATAGGCAGAGGCATTCGTAAAGCAGAGGACAAAGATCATGTTCAAATTTGGGACGTTACAAGTTCTTGTAAGTTCGCAAAGCGTCACTTGACACAACGTAAAGCTTTCTATAAGGAAGCCAACTACCCCTTCAGTATAGAGAAATTGGACTATTAATATGTTGACAAATACAAGTAACTATGTTAGTATACTAATATGAGAATATTAACATTAGAAAACGAATTCTATAACCTAGAAACATTACCGGACGAAATTGATGATTTACGATTTGCTATTTTAGATAATAGTGCTCCACAAAATGTAGACTATCATTTTATTCCATTGATCTTTCTTGAATCATTTAACAGTCCTGCATTAGTACTTAAAGTAGCTGACAAAGTTATTAAGATGCCAATTGATTGGCAAGTATTGATTGGTGAAAAAGAACACGGAGACTTAGAAGCGTTGCCGCTAAGCAGTCTGAATGATCGGGGATTCAATGTTTTTGATTTTAATCCACTGAGTTCATTTAGTCCTTCGTTCTTGCCAATTGAGATTATTGACATTTATCCGGAAGTTACTTGGTATGCACCGAGATTAAAGAACGGTCAGTTTTTATGTGTTCCTATTGATGATGGAGAAAAGCCTAGATGCATATACTTTGTTAAAGAAATCAGTAAAAATTGTGAAGTCGTAGATTATTCATTGGCATATTAAGGAACATAAAATGGCTAATATTCTTGAGTCGTACAAAAAGAGCGTAAAGAAGGAAAAAGAAGGCGATGTTATGGGCGTTATTCGTACCTTATTTCCTGACATTGAAGTTGAAACCTTTGTAAATACTCGTATTACTAAAAGGACACAATAATGAAATTTTTAATCACCGGACATAGCGGATTTATCGGACAACATTTAGCTAAGAAATTTGCTGAGGGCAATGAATTATATTTCTTAGAAAATGATTTAAGAGAGTATGATGCAGTTAAGAATGAGGTCATTTCGATTAACCCCGATATCATTATACACTTAGCAGCGAGAACCGAAGTTGAGAAGTCGTTCTATGAACAGATTACCTTCAGTGAAATTAATTATGTCGGAACTGTAAATCTAATTGAAGCAGCACGAGAAGCATCGAATTTAAAGAATTTTGTGTTCGCCTCAACTGTTGAAGTTTATGGTTGGCAACCGATTAGTGACTTGATCAAGAATGGAACTGAAACTGAAATTCCCTGCTTTGACGAAGAAACTGTAGCTAATCCAAACGCCCCTTATGCAGTAGCAAAGTATGCTTGTGAAAAGTATTTGGAATACGCACATCGTAGTTATGGCTTCCCGTATACTATCATTAGGCAGACTAATGCGTATGGGCGTAAGGATAATGATTTCTTTGTAACAGAACAAATCATCATGCAAATGCTCAAGAACCCTGATGAAATCAATCTAGGTTATGATAAGCCCTTCAGAAGCTTTATCTATATTGATGATTTGATGGACGCTTGGGAAACTGTCATTCGCAACCCCGATAAGTGTGTTGGTCAGTTGTTCTGCTTAGGTCCTAATGATCCTATTCGTATCAGTGACTATGTAGACTTGATTGCTAAGAAGATTGGTTGGACTGGCAAAGTTAACTGGGATACTAAGCCCGCTCGTCCTGGCGAAATCTATTTGTTGAATACTTCAAACGAAAAGATTACTCGTATGACTGGATGGGAACCTAAGGTATCTCTTAGTGATGGGTTAGACAGAACAATTGAATTTTGGAGAACACATTTAAATGTCTAGTGGTCATCATACACATACAACACTCGGTCAAGCAAAGTATAACCGAACGATGGCTGGTACTTTGCCCAGCCAAACTGTGTTTAGGCTTGACACTGCTAGAAATCGCAAGGTACAAAAAGAGAAGGAAAAGAAGATGGGTTGGTTTAAGAGAAAGTTTGCACAGTGGACCCGCGAAGCTTGGGAAGAAGCACAACCTAGAGACGAGGTTTATCCTACTGTTTCGACTCGTGGCATTGATGCAAGCAAGAGCATTCGCTTCACTATCTATCCGGCATCAGGCGGCTACGTGATTGAACATTACAAGAATGACCGCATGAAAGAAAGCGATGGCCCAACGTTGACTATTGTTAACAACGGTGACAGTATTGGTCAAGCTATTGAACACGCTATTGCAATTGAGTCGTTGAAGGCATAATGGCTAAAGAGAAACTATCAGCAGACGAAAAGTTTGAGAAGGTCGAGTTTGACCTCTTTGACGCACTTGCGGCTATTGACCGCAAGGACTACTCGTATTATGATAGGTTGACGCCCGAACAGCAAAAGAAGTTCGTGCCATTCATGATGATACATTGGATTAGTGCAATTAAAGGTGGCAGTGAACTACAAAACTACTATCTACAAAGCACTGAGTATCATGCGAACAAGTATCTGTTTAATGAAAGCGTACAGAAAAATCCTAAACTACAATGGTTGATGCTATGTGCAGCAAGCCCGGGTTTAGGAAAACAATTTCATCAATGGATTCCTCATATTCGTGAACGTGTTAGTAAACTCAAAGAATCTCCTAAAGTTAAAGAGATTAAAGACTATTACAAAAAGGTATATCCTAAATCTAGTGATAGTGACTTAAGCGCAGTAGCCGAAGTTTTTGTTGACAATCATCGTAAAAAGATGTATATTGCTAATAGATTCCCCGAAATGAAATTTGATGAGATTGAATTATTAAGTGACCTTATTACAGATAAAGACATCGAAGAATACGAAAGAGAACTCGGCAACTAAGTCTGAGTTTTCCTGTGAATTCTGTAGTCGTAGTTTTCAACGTGAAACTACGATGATTAAGCATCTTTGCGAGAGTAAGAGGCGTTGGCAAGATAAGGACTTACCCGGTAATCGTATCGGCTTTCAGTCTTGGGTAGAATTCTACAAAAAGAACACTACAAGCAAGAAACCAAAAACATATGTAGATTTCGTAAAGTCAGCATATTATATTGCTTTCGTTAAATTTGGTCACTACTGCATCGGTATTAAATGTATCAATGTTAACCGATATGCAAATTGGTTACTGAAAAATCAAATCAAAATTGACAGTTGGTGCAGTGACACAAACTATAACAAGTTTCTCATTCAGTTTCTAAAAGAAGAAGACGCATTGGATGCAATTGCCCGCAGCATAGAAACAACGATAGCTCTAGCTAAAGAAGAAAAGATTCAAAGCAAAGACTATCTAAGATATGGTAATCGTAATCGGGTATGCCATCTGATTACTAATGGTAAGATTAGTCCATGGATGCTTTATCAGAGCGAAAGTGGTGTTGACTTTCTCGGCAACCTTGATGAAGGTCAACAACGGTTAATTATGGATTACATCAATCCAGAACAATGGGCTATCAAGTTCAAGCGTAATACTGAAATGGTTGCGCAGGTCAAGGAACTGTTGAATGCCGCAGGATATTGAAAAGTATAAGGTAGTTCGGCGCGGACCTAAATGGTGTGTTCGGGTAAAGGGTATAGTAAACACCACTGATTCTTGGCATTGGTGCCGTGAACGAAACATGACATACAGTAATATCAAGCAGCACTGGAATATCAATCGTACTTGGTTCGAAGAAACATATAGAACCGAACGCTGGGACTATGACTTCATCTTTGATGAGAAGAAAGAAGCACTGACTTTTATTCTAGGGTACCTATGAACAAGTACTTTCATATGGATGCTAAACTATTTGATTCGTGGACTGATCTATTGATTGATAAGTCTTACGACTACCGGCAGATTGGCATTTCAAATGAACACTGTAATCAAATATCCGAACCGGAGTACGGTCTACGATTGGTTAACTGGCCCGATAAAGCATTTGAAGTTGTTGACGAATACAAGTATACGATTTTCTTGTTGAGATACCGATGAGATTTATAACCTCTCCGCAGCATATGAAACCATTTGTCATTGTTGTTGACTATAAGTTTTATGTTGAGAATGAGCAAGAGATTAACGAGTGGGCCAATAAATGTACTCCGGGCTGGGCATTGACAGGTATGGTGCTAGAATTCAAGAGTGAACAAGATAGGTTAGCATTTTTATTACGGTGGAACTGATGTATACACTGTGCATAAACGATAAAAACAATCAGACTCAAACATGGTGGTTTAATTTTTTGTTTAGCCTCGATAATACTGATGTGAAAACAGGATTAAAAAAGTGGGGAGGAAGGGTTGAGTATGATAGAAGTGGATACAGCGACACTATCATGTTTGACAAAGAAGAAGACTTAGTATGGTTTCTATTAAAATGGGCATGATTGACGATCTTAAAAAACGCTGGAAAGGCTACAAAGAGAAACGCTTCCTAGAAAACTATGGCTGCACTACCTGGCGTGAATATGAGCGCAAGTATGACCAAGATGTTGGGTTCAGAGCAAGATGGGCCCATACGTTTTATCACGGCTACCCTCATGTACTTCCAATAGAACCAATTGGTGTTGCACTGTATGGATTAAAATATCATGACCTAATTGAGCAAATGATGGAATGGTGTGAACAGAATTGTCAAGGTAAGTGGCGCAATGATTGGCATCGCGGATTCTGGGATGGTCAAGGAAACTACGAACTGAATAGCATTGGCGGTGGCGATATGATGTTCTTTGCATTCAAAGAAGATGCAGATTACATTTGGTTCAACCTAACCTGGCAATGAATTACTATGATGAAAAGAATGGATGGGAACACACTAAGCCGGGTTGGCACGAAGTAATTATCCCAGCTCGACAATTTCGGGAGGCGGTGGAGCAACACACTGAAATGTTAACTTGGATATACGGTAACATAGGGAAATGTGAACACCATTGCAGATGGCAGTTCGACAATGACAACTTAAAATACAAGTTTAGATATGAGAGAGATTATATATGGTTCAAACTAACATGGGGATGATGACTTACGAGGACGAAATCATTGATATGGTCCCGCAGACTCAGAAGGTCAAGAAGAAGATTGCAATCAATGGCGAATGGGAAGATAGAACTTTCATTCGCATCCCTATTGGTCCAGAAAGAATGGGCCCAAGCGAACTAGAAGTTTGGTGCCGTAAAAGATTAGGGGAACCTAAATATTTAGGTGAGTGGTTCAAAGTATCGGGCTATATAGTACTTGATGAAAAGACCTACGTTTTTTGGAAGTTATGTGAATGACAACTAAACCAATTTTCTGTGCATTGGCATTTGGTTCAGCCTCCGTAAATTCATACGGAGAATATATTCCTTGCTGTAGCATTAGAACCAGTGAATGGGAGTATTATAAAGATACTGACCCTTCTATGCTTAATTTAGATCCTAAGGATAGAATAAACGCTCCTAATCTAAGAGAAATTCGTAAAACGTTACTAGAAGGGGAGTGGCCCAAAGCATGTGAAAATTGCAAAATTGCAGAATCGGCCGGAGTCAATTCAATGCGAACCATATGGAATAGTGGCCTGTCAAACTATGATATTCCTACGGAAGAGTTTGTTGATCCAAAAAATATTAAATATCTTGATTTGACCTTCAGCACCAAATGCAATAGTAAATGCATGACTTGTAATTCTTCCCTAAGCGATTTTTGGGAAGAGGAAGAAAAATTTATTTGGGGAAACTCGAATGCTAATAACAAACGGGTGTGTATTGATACTGATACTGCTGGCAAGCTAGCAGAGCAATTTCCGAATGTGGACAGAATTAATTTTGTCGGGGGCGAACCTACAATATCAGAAGAACATATTAATTTTTTACAGTCATTAGTAGAAAGCGGGAATAGCAAAAACATTTCTATCGGATATGTTACTAATCTTGTAGTGATTAACACTGAACTAATGGAACTATGGGCTAACTTTAAAGATGTAGGAGGAAGTCTATCAATTGACGGTTATGGTAAAGTAAACGAATATATACGCTATCCTATAAAGTGGGAAAAAACTGAAACTAATCTTCGGAAATACTTTGATTTAATGAATGATAAGAACAGTTTTGGACTTAGCTGTACCGTAAGCTTGTTCAATGCTATACAATGTTTTGAATTACTAGAATACTGGATTGATTTAGTTACGGAATATAAGATGAACCCTAATATTGGAATGTTCATCAATAGGGTGTCTCACCCTGATTTTCTTACTATAGCTATGTTATCACCTGAGTACAGGCAAATAGGCATTGACAGAGCCAATCTATTGTTGGAAAAAATCAATAATTACAATGAAACAAATGATATTCCAATCAATAGTGGGTCAAAAGATTCCGTTGAACTATTGATTAGCTGGCTCTCAGAACCGCAAACACACGATATACAAAAACTTAAAAAAGCTAAACACTTTATAACACAGTCAGATAAATTTAGAAAAAGGCATCTGAAAGATTACATCCCAGAACTATGGGAAGAATTGGAAAAATTATGGAATTCGTTGACCTAACCGAGGGTGCGGGGTATCTTTTTATTGAAAAGGCGATTCCCGAAGACCTAATTGACAGCATCAATAATAAGCTAGACACATTATATCCTGTTAGAGCATCCAGCGCAGGTAAAACTTACGCAGAGGGTGACAAGATTAAAGACTTAACAGACATTAGCGTTTGGTGGAGTCAAATGGTCATGGACTGGTGGGAAGTCAAGTTAATTAACGATCACTTGATTACTCGTGTCAATAAAGAACTTGATAACGCACACTGGTATTCAAGCGACATTGTAACTATCAATGGTGATAGCAAGTGGGTCAATCCACACGTAGATACACCTCATCGTTTTAAACAATGGAACATGGATCCTAGATTACTCGGTGTTCAATGTATCGTTTCACTACAAGATACTACACCTGAAATGGGTACTACTGGATTCGTCCCCAATAGTCACGAACCCGACTGGGACATTGATATGTGCTACAACGGTGCATATAACAAATACTTTTGGGATTTTCACGAGCAACGAGACATGCCTAAAGGTAGTGTCTTAATGTACAATTGCAGGCTGCTACATTCTAGT